AGATTATGCCAAACCTCCCGCTTGTGCATCAACAAAAGCTTTGTGTGCTGCCTTAGCCTCGTCAGTAAAATAGATCTCAGCGAGCTTTTTTACCGCATCAGACTGACCGCTGACATCTGAATTTGGGTCAAGAACGTGCCTATGAAAATTTCTAGACAATTCGACTCCATCGTCTTTTACAATCGTGGCTGTACGCACCTGAATGTTTGTCCAAGTTTGTACTGCAAGAAGCTCGATCTTATCTTCTTGAATTACTTTTTCTAAAGCCATAGTTTTCTCCTTGTGTGTCTGTGCCTACTGTCCAGCAGGCATAAGTTTGAAAATTTTATGAGTCTGTAACGAACTCTCCACCCACCATAACGTATTTGCTACTACCATTAATGTAAGAAGCTAGGGCAGTGCTGTTTTCATCCACAAAAACCGCATTTGTATTGCTGACGTTCACATAACCGCCTGTGCTGTTACCGTCTACACCAGTGCCATGTACAAACTGAAACAATGTGTAACCGTTCCCTGTAGTCGTAAAAGGAAGCCCTGTTAAAGTTGCATTTCCACTAGAATTAGCAATCGTAGATTGCCCTGAATACCAATAAAACCTTACGAGCTGACCAATTTTTGTATAGTAGGCAGTATGGTTGCCACCAGAAAAGTCACCTCCATCCGTGTCTATAGTGAACGAGCCTTCCTCATAGTCTGTTAGCGTGTTGGCTGCTGCGGTGTCACCGCCAAATAAAAGTCCAGAGCTGGAAACCCTTACTGAAGTCGAGCCGCCAGCAATAAAATTCATGAGATCCTGAGAGTGACTGTATTCAACCTGACCTACAATAGTGCTTTCGCTATCTGCAAAAAATATAGAGCCATTTGAAGAAGATCCAGACGCAATAGTCATTCCCGCACTGCCTGAAGACTCTATAAAAAGATCGTCCGCATTTGCATGGGCAGATGCTCCAGAATCACTCACATAAATATGCATCTTATAATCAGGAGAGACTCCCAGCCCCAGATTTCCAGAATCCAATAGCAGCATACGGAGTGCATCATTTGCAAAGTTGTTAAACTGTACTCCACCGCCTGACTTTCCGGGTCTGATCACAGTGTGGTCATTTGCATCGTTTGTAATTCTTGGAGTAACAGTATTGCCAGCATTATTTTCAATGTAGTAGCCTTGAGTCGCTCCTGACTGAGTTACAACAGGATGTTCAAAGGTCGCTGTTCCACCAGCAGAAATAGTCAACCTAGCTGTTGCTGTTTCCGCTCCATCAGACGTGGTGCTAAATACAAGTTTTCCGGGCATATCATTAGTACCCGGAGTTCCATCTACAATCGCTTGTATTGAAGCACCTACTGGAGCAAGGTCACCACCATCTGCCCCTGCAAACATCACCTGACCAAGAATGTCACCATCTTGAACTACGGTGGTTGCAGCTACAGAAGTACCCCTGCTTTTAGATAAAATTAAATAAGGGCCACCAGTATCATTTGAATTTCTTGTGGCGCTAATAGAGCTAGTAGCAGAACCAGTACCATGAACTTGCACCGTTGGTGCCACACCAGCTTGGCTTACACTAGCACTATGATTGACTAGTAGTTTCCCATCTCCTTGAACCTTAAAATAAACTGAAGCATTTGCATGGTCACGAACACTGAAAGATTCATCGGCAGATGTACTGCCCGCACGAACAACTAAACCATAGTTCCTTCCATCAGTAGCTTCGTTATTACGAACAAATAGGGCATAAGCGTCATCAGCCACACCGTCTGCGGGATCGATTACGACTTTCCCGGATAATGTAGATTGTAAGTTTTCGTCAATGCTGATTGCTGGCGTAGTGCCTACTGTTGATCCTAATCCAATTAATAAGTCATCAGCAGAGTCATCTAAACCTATATAAAAGTCTTGAGCGTTCCCATCAAAAACCAACGAAGTATCTTCTGCTGCACCATTTCCAATTCTAAAATTAGTACCAACGCTTAAATTGTCAAAAGCCTCAGTGACAGCAGCACCACTACCTGCGCCATCGAGATAAACAACTTTCACATAACCATTAGGGATAGTTATTTCTGCGCCAGAACCTTGTTTGATGATGATGTTTTGTGAGCCTGAAGTTGCGTTTTCTATAATGTGAACGCGGCTCATGGTGTTTGGGCCGATAGTAATAGTACAGGCAGAATCAAGGGTTCCCGTGTACTTGATATACATAGCTCTGCCGGGGTCAGTTGAACCATCAGCTACTGTCGTTGCATGGGTATCAGCATTAGTTGTTATGCCTTCTGTCCCATAACCTAGAGCCTCACCGATCAGCTCTAAATTTGTATTTGTCTCAGTTCCCCACGTTCCGCTGGATTCTCCAGTGCCGATCTCCTTCAGGCGCAGGTCATTAACGTACGTTGCCATGTTATAAATCTCCTTTATGCATTATAGCAAAAGTCAATTAAGCCGCATCCCGGCCTGCCTCTATTTCTTCATAGTTTGGCGTTTGACTGGTACTTACCGCACTATAACTTGCAGTTTGACTGTCGTCTATTGTAGCGTAATTCGCCGTTTGTGCTGTATCTATTTCTCCGTAGATCAGGAATGTGCCAATAGAGAAAGTTGAAACGACCCCTGTCGGGCTGATATTAGCCTTCCCAGAGGTAGTCACGCTGCCCAAATCAGAAGTAATTGACTGGCCAGTGACCTCGACTACTTCGTTTTCATGAATAATGACTGAGCCTAATGCGCTAGTTATTCCTAACCCAGTCAGGGTTACATTTGCCTTGGCAGATACTGTAGGAGCGCCTAAGCCACTGGTGATTGCTAGTCCAGTAAGGGTGACATTTGCGTCAGCCGTAGTGGTGACAGAGCCTAGCCCGGAAGTGATAGCAAGACCAGTTACAGTGACATTGTTGTCGCAAGTGGTTGTAACAGATCCAAGCCCAGAGGTAATTGCCTGACCCGTAGGCTCAACGGGTAAAGCAGTACCCCAAGCGCCTTCGTTCCATGTGCCTCGGCCCCAACCGTTGATATTAGCCATCAGCTAAGATCCGACTTCGCGCTTTCTAGATTTGTCTTGATCCCGGTCAGTTCTTCGCGCACAGGGCTAGTGATAAAATCAAGCAAAAGGATTGCATCGATCTTTTCTATCTGTGCCTGTATGTTGTCTTTTATGGTCATAATCTAGTCGTAGCATTATAACCAATAAAAAACAACTAGGAAGCGACTCCCTGAAACTTGCGAGCTATAATCTTTTGCACTTTTGTAGGCGTAAAGTTCTCAAAGCCTGCGTGGGTGTTGGCAACCTGCTTCGCAATACGCCTAGCACCCAGACCGCGCTGCCTGCACTTTTCAATCGTCCTCAACACGGCCTGCTCTTCAGGAATCTCGACTAGCTTCTTACGAGTCTTCATTCGATTGCCTTGAGGCAGACGCTCTTCCTTGAAACAAAACCCAAAGGGTGCGGAGCCGCCGATGGAGTAGCCGCGTTGCGCCCAAGCAATCTTGCCCTCAGCAAACTTCTTTTTGGTGTTCTCAAACTCCATCTCAGCGACAGCAGATAGAACCATCAGCATGATCTGGTTCACCAACGAGTTCATGTCGTATTTAGACTCCAGACCTTTTGCGGCCATCTCTTTGGGATAGACCACTGGCATGTCGTTAAACTGCTCACACAGATAAAGTGTCACGCCACTCTCTTCGAGATGCGGTATCGTTTGCAGCAGATCGTTACAGCTACGCGAGAGTCTATCGATGCGAGTCGCAACGACAATGTCATACTCATCGATCACATCCGTCATCGCCCTGCTCAGTAGTTGATACTCGGCAGTAGCCGTAGATGTTGCGGATCTGTTTTTTAGGATTGCTCACTTAATTCCTCCTCTTCTTTTTGCCACAACTCATAATCTTCTCTGTCATTAATGACCATTCGTAAACCCTCTTCTCCCTCTGAAAAAACAAAAAAGTCAACGTAATCCCTCCATGAGTCGTGTCCACCATCTTTGGCAATTCTTTTCAAAAGGTCTACCTGCTCTGTGCGAAACTCCAAAGTGCGGGTCAATTTAACTTTCACTTCGCACCTCCAACAAAACCATACTTGGTTAAGTCTTCATGCAGTCGCTGCCAGTTTATATCAAGCGGTCCGCTTCCGTCCGAGTAATCGCCCATGAGCAGCTGGCCATCCTTGAGCAGCTGCACTGAACGATAGTTCTTAGGCGCACCATCGAGC